AGCGACGGCAGGGGAGCCCGCCGTTTGGGTTTTCTGATTTGAATCTTACGGCTTTAACGCCGGTTGCTTCGTCGACATAATGTTCGACGGGTTTTGGGTGGTAGCAGGGCATTATTCTTGATCTTCGAATTGATCGAGATCGTTAGTATTCTCGTATTCCCATTCAGCGAAGCCAAAGCCGGAAGCGATGTCATCATCGCTATAACCGGCATTTTTAGCTATTTGGATTTTTTCTTCGTCTGTGTATTTGGGCATTAGAGTACGACCCCGCCGCGAGGGACGGTTCGTAGCATGTTGCGTTTATGCATGCGGTTTGCGGTCTTTTTGAAAAGCCGCTTTGATTTTTTTCGACTCAGCCTGCTTCGTCGTTTCATGTCGCATTCGCTCCTGATGTTTTTGAGGTAACTGGGTTTACCTAGTAGCGGTGGATAGTAGACCACCTAGGGGTAATAAAGACAAGTAGGATATTACCCATTAGTGCCCTCGATCGGCGTCTGAGGCGTCGCGAGGGCCTCCAGAGGAGGTTTTTCGACTTCGTCGATAGCGTCCTCAGTGATTGGATCCATGAGGTCGTGAGCGACCATGAGGTCGCGTTTAGCTGGATCGGTGTATCCGGCCAGCATTTGGGCGGGATCGTTGTTGAACGCCGCCCTGGTTTGAGAGGGCAGTTCGTTGAACACGGACTGTATGTGCGCGACATTGTACATAGCCTCCGTGAAGGAGGTCGTTGTCGCCTCCCCGAATTTGGCTTGTGCCTTACGGGAGAGGTACGGGTCTACGCCGGTTGAATGGAATTGTCTGACGATGTTGTTCACGTCAGTTGAGTCTCGGAAATGCTGTTGCGTTTCGGAGACAGGGTGTTTCTTAGCGCTGTAGCGTTTTGTCATTAGTTTGTCCTGGGCAGATTGCGCCAGTCAGTTCGTTTGTTGGATCGGACTTCGTCCTTTGAAGGCATCCTTCTGTCGAAGTGTTCGAAGGCATCCATGATTTCCATCTGGATGGTGTTTCGTATTGAATTTAGTTCGCGGTTTAATTCTTTGGGTCCGCTCGTTGTTTGTTCCAGGATATCGGTTAGCGCGCCTCGTGCCTGGTTAAGTAGGGCTGTGCCCTGTTTTGCCAGTTCTTCGGGCGTCCGATTTCCTGTCATATGTTTGAGCGTTTGAATTATTGTTGACGCGATTGATGCGACTTGCTCGCCGTGCTTGGCGATGAGATTTTTGGTCGCATTGAGCTCAGTGATGCCTTGAGTGTTTTTAGTTGTGGTTTTGATGTTGTCGATTTCCGCTGCGCCCTTTGCCAGGGACATTGCGGAGTGAGCCGCCATTGATACGCCTTTGGCTAATGGGGCTTTTTCGTTTTGCATGGTAGCTAGTGCGCCGGAAGGAGTGGATGCGCTGTTTCCAAGCGCAAGGATCCGGTTAAGACCGGCAGCGTCGAGGTCTTTTGCGGCGCGTTGATAGGCTGTATTGGACATTCGTTCCTGGAAGTCCATTTGTTCCCGGGCGATTTGTAGATTTTGTCGGTTAGCGTTGCGCTGGCCGGACGAGCCGAGCAGACCTCCGAAGATGTCTGCGCCGGCGCCTACCAGGGCTGCTGTTATTGCGGGAGCTGGCATTAGAAATGATCCATGAGGCCCGGGGTGCCATAGAGCGGTAGCGGTCGAGCCGCTTTGATATTGAAGTAGACATCGAGAAGCATATCGGGTTCGGAGGCTACCGCCACGACCCTGTCGATGGGTGGGTTTTCTTCAATGAATGCCTGGTTGAGTGCTGGGAGGGCGTCGAATTCCTGGGCCAGATGCCAAACATCGAGCGACGCTGTCGCTAGCGAGTTGAACTCGCCGGAGATTTTTGAGGGCAGGTAGCGGTATTCAGAATACCGTTCTTGATAGCCGAACACTTCGTCGTCGGCTTCAGTGCCCATTGCGTAGATTTCTTTGTTCAGCACTGCTTGTTCGCCCAAATGGGCGAGGGCGGGCCAATAGTAATCGAATCTCGTCTGTCTGGACCAGTAGCGATCGAGGCCCTGTTGATAGGTGAGATCGGCTCGTACATTGACGATGCCGAGGATGCAACCGTGTTCGGTTGCGGAGTATGTGAAGCCGTGGCCACTGGCCGATACGGTGCCATAGGCAGCAAGGTTGCCTTGAGGTGTTGCATCGACGGTCGGAGTTGCCGGCGATTGCATGGTCTGTTGGACCGGTGAGATGTTGATTGGGCTATGACCGCCGCCCAGAAACTGGGGGCGCTGGTGAACCAGCATTTGAGGGTCAGTTACGCCGAAGTGCGAGCGCAGGATTTCCGGGTAGCGGGTACCGCCCCGGGCGTCGCGTTCCAAGAGGCGTTGGATTTGAATTGATTCGCGGAGGTCGTTTATTGAGATGCCAGTGGCGGAATCCAGGTCCGCGTAGAGCAGAGTGTCTGGTACTGAAGTAGAGCTTGTAGGAATAATCGCTGTGTCGGTAACCGGCAGAAGCATGCCGGGGTAGGTATCGACCTGGTTTGGTACGTTGTCGAAGCGAATACCGAGAGTATCGCTGGTTAATTGTGGTTCAGCGAAGATAGGGGCGTTGCCTTGTAGGTCGACAGTAACGTCTGGACCTTTTTGGGGCCATGGGAGACAGCCGGTCAGGTAGTCGAAACGCTTTCTGCGTTTCTGAACTGTGTACATGACATGTGCTGATGCGTCAGGGCCATTGCCGGTTGGTACCTCGACAGGAGGGACCAGGTTCTGGTCGCGGAACCAATTATTGAAGATATGGTTGTAGGCGCGAAAATGCAGCGCATTAACGTGCAGGGTGTTGAAAGTGCCGCCTTTTATGGGCAGGCCCATGTAGTCAGCAAAGTCTGACGAGTTGATGGCGGCAGCGCCAGCCAGGCGCGGGACTACGAAGTCGGTAGATGCACCTGGCGTTTTTTGTTCGCCGTTGAATTCTTCCCACTTATCCCATAATTGGCGATAAGGCGTAAATAGGAAGAAAGTCTCGAGAAACAGGTTATCGAGTAACGGTTTGACAGGAGTTGCGAGGCGCCCGAATAGGGACGCCCGCAGGTTGATAGTATCGCCGGGCAGGACTTCCATATTAAGAATTGGAATTAGGTCGCCGGCGTTGAATGTGGTCTTTAGACCATGTGAGAGATTGAAGGAAGAGCGAGGTATGTCAGCTCTTTTTGTCTGGCTGAATTGGTGAGATTGAGTCGACTTCATTTTGTATCTCTCTTATGTATGGGGTGATTTCTTTGAACTCTACCCCATTACCGAGAGATTTATTAGATTTTATTTCGAACTTACAGGTGAGTTCGTCCCATTCCCCTACGTGGAATAGGGTGTAGTCGTGTGGGTATTTGCCGAATTGATGGTCTTTCGAATTGACGCATTCGGAGAAGGAGCGAGTTGCCATGCCGATGGCTGGCAGGAAGAAGGGAGGTAGGAAAGCTTCCGCTTTCTCGTCGTAGACGGTGAAGATTTTCATAGGGTTACCTTAAGATAGCTTGTCATTATGATGTAGGAAGGGATACCTACTATGACGGTGATAAAAGCTATTTCAAGGATTGTAAGTACGAATTTACGCATTGATTCGATTCCTTTTAAGATTGTCTATTTGTTGGACTTTGTAGATTTTCCGATCCGCGAGCCGTTCCGGCGTGGAGTCGGTGTCGTCTTGAGCATATTTTTCATATTGCCATTTGAGACGTTCGTGTGCGAGCGGATCGTCTTGTTCGTAAAGGGACATATAGTATTGAGGGACACGGGCTTGTTTCCCATTCGGGAGTACAACATAGCCATGTGGGAAGATGTCCGAGTTGTATTTTTCATAGAAGGTTTTTCCGATCGCGGGTTTGAGCGACATGCGGGTGTATGGGATCTGCCTGGTATGTACCAGGTCGCCCTGGTAATGGACGTCGTAGAGATGGTTTGTATCGCCAATTTGCTTGTCGAGTATATAGCGCGCGACGTAGCCGGCGCTTTTGTAGGTTACTTCCGATATGTCGGCGTTGCCGTGAGGCCAGTGTTTTGCGAGCGTATCTGAGTGATAGTATCGATTGTCGTTTCGAGTATAAGCGAAAGTTTTATCGGGGTAGTCGTAACCGAAGATGAGGGCGTGGTAATGGGGTCTGTGGATGGGTCCACATTCTGGACAGTTTTCCGTTTGATGCTTGGGGCATGTGGGGCCGTATTCGCCACACATGTAGTAGGATATTTTTTTTCCGGAACTTTGGCGCAGGGCGCGGATGAATTTTTGAAAGTGTTCATGTTTGAGATCGCCGAATTTGGGCAGGTTGTGATCGTCGTAAGTGAGTGTCACAAACATATTTTCTGTGTGCATTTGAGATTCGTGGTAGCAGCGAATGTTCCATTGCTGCGCATGATCTAGGCGGCAGCCGATGCAGCGACGGCAGGGGAGCCCGCCGTTTGGGTTTTCTGATTTGAATCTTACGGCTTTAACGCCGGTTGCTTCGTCGACATAATGTTCGACGGGTTTTGGGCG